GTTAGGAAGTCATGAACTTGTCGGGGCAGCGTTCCGAATCCCCCCGTTCGAACTAGGAAAGGAAATCAGATGACCACAAGAAAAACGCAGCGCCTCGGAAACAACTCCGGTCTCGCTCAAACGAAATCAGCCGCAGGAGCCGTCACGGACAAAATACCTGTTCCGAAGGGGGTAAAGTTCCAATCCAATGCGGACATCGTGCTCTGGGAGCAGATCATCTCCACTCGCATTGCTGCGGACTGGCGGGACATTGACTTGTTGCTCGCCGCCAAGATGGTCGGCATCGAGCGGGACATCCGGCGGTACCAGGAAACGCTGGACAACGAAGGCCCGGTCGTCTTCACGCTGAAGGGCACTCCGGTTCCAAACCCGTTGTTCAGCATCGTGAATACCTTGCAGTCTCAACTCCTGAACATCGTTCGCGCTTTGAACCTGACCCGCACCGGCACCGACCCTCGCACCATGAACGCGGGGGGCAAGAAGCAGCAACAGTTTTCCAAGCTCTTGGAAGACGCTGACGAGCTCATAGTGCGACCAAACTGATGGTGGCATCCCCGTTCAAATGCGGTCCCCGCATCAAGCGACGTGACTGGCGCAAGCTACCTATTGCCAAGCTGACCCGCGCCGAACGGGCGATGCGGTTCATCGAGACGTACTGTCGCGTCCCAGAAGGGGCGCTGGTCGGGCAACCCATACGCCTAGCCATTTTCCAAGAGGACTTCTTCTACGCGGTTCTGGACAACCCCAGCATCACTCGCAGGGCGTACCTCAGCATTGCGCGGAAGAACGCCAAGACGGCGATCATTGCATGTCTGCTGATTGTGTTTCTGGTCGGCCCCGAAGCGCGACAGAACTCTCAGATCTGCAGCGGCGCACGCAGCCGCGATCAAGCTGCGCAGGTTTTCAACTACGCTCTGAAGATCATCATGTTCTCGCCGAAGCTGGCAGAGCTTTGTCGCATTGTGCCGTCGCGGAAAAAGATAGTAGGCCTCCCCATGAATGTGGAGTACGCTGCGTCCAGCGCAGATGCGCATACGTCCATGGGCGGATCACCGATACTAGCGATCCTGGACGAGGTCGGGCAGGTGAAAGGGCCACAAGACGATTTCATCGATGCGATCACCACGTCACAGGGAGCGCATGAAAACCCATTGCTGGTCGCCATCTCCACGCAAGCGGCAGAGGACAACGACCTGCTCAGCGTCTGGCTGGATGACGCCGAGTCTTCGCAAGACCCGCACATCGTTTCGCATGTCTATACGGCCAAGCCGGGATGTGACGTATTGGACGAGAAGCAATGGGCAGCGGCGAATCCGGCGCTGGGACTGTTCCGCAACCGGAAGGATCTGGAAGAGCAAGCAAAGCAAGCGCATCGCATGCCAAGCGCGGAGAACACGTTTCGCAATCTATGCTTGAACCAGAGGGTCTCCACCACGTCTCCGTTCATCTCAACAGACGCTTGGAAATCTTGCGCTGGCGTGGTGCTCGATTTCGGAAGCTCGCCGGTATTCTGCGGACTGGATTTATCTGGTAGAACTGACTTGACTGCCCTTATCATGGTGGGCAGGGTGATGGGGGTATGGCAGGTGAGGGCGCACTTCTGGACTCCGGAGAAGGGGTTGAGGGAACGCTCCAAGCGTGACAGAGCACCCTATGACCTCTGGCACAAGCAAGGCTACCTGCATACGACCCCCGGCGCGACGGTCGATTATGAATACGTTGCGCAGGATATCGGTGCCATCCTCACCGACCTCAACGTGCGGGGGATCGCGTATGACCGCTGGCGAATCGACATACTGCGCAAGGAGTTTGAGAACATCGGCCTTGACCTGCCGCTTGTGGAGTACGGGCAAGGGTTCAAGGACATGAGTCCCGCACTGGACGCCGTGGAGAGCGAACTGCTCAATGGTCGTATCGCGCATGGAGGGCATCCCGTTCTGACAATGTGCGCGGCGAATGCCGTGGTCTGCAAGGATCCCGCAGGTAACCGCAAGCTGGACAAATCCAAGGGCACCGGTCGGATCGATGGTATGGTAGCTCTTGCGCAAGCAATGGGCATCGCGATCCGGGAGGAGGACCAAGATATCGACGCTTTTATTTCCGCTCCTTTGAGCTTATCACGGACGAACTGACATGGCGCTCTTCAGCAAGATCCTCAGGTATTTTTCGGGCGGGGGGAGGACTCCCGGGTATCAATCGTCAGAGCCGAGCGGTGGCAGGCTCACAAAGCGGACAGTCACGGCGGACACGGCAATGCAACTGTCCGCCGTTTTCGCGTGCGTGCGACTGATCGCGGAAACCATTGCGGGTCTTCCGCTGCGGTTTTACGAGCGGTCATCGGACGGGTCTCGCGTGCGAAACGAAAAGCATCCCCTGTATCGGCTCTTGAGCTACAAGCCGAACAGGTACCAGACGCGGGTCGAGTTCTTCGAAACGATCGTCATGCAATTAGCGCTCCATGGCAATGCGTATATCCATATCACTCGCAACGGCGGGGTCATCATTTCATTGTTGCCTTTGATGTCCGTTCAGATGGCAGTCAAGTTGGATCTGCAGGGGAATGTGACGTATGAGTACAACGACGGCAGAAACTTGATGGTCTATGCGCAAGAATCCATCTGGCATATCAAATTGATGGGTAACGGACTGATCGGCATGTCGCCGTTGGACTACGCGCGGAATTCTATCGGGGTCGCCATCAGCGCGGAGGATCGGGTCAGCAAGATGTCGAATAACGGTTTCAAGCCGTCTGGTGTCTTGATGATCGACAAGGTGCTGAAGCCCGAACAGCGTGCGGCAGTCCGTGCATCGTTTGCCGATCTAGCCGAGGGGGGCGACGATGCGCTGAAAGTGCTGGAAGCCGGAATGACCTACCAGCAGGTCAGCATGAACCCGAAGGATGTGCAGCTTCTGGAGACGAGGCGGTTTCAACTGGAAGATATCGCACGGTTCTTCGGCGTGCCCTCCGTGCTGATCAACGACACGTCGACTTCCACGGTCTGGGGGTCTGGCGTGGCGCAGATCGTGCAGGGATTCTACAAGCTGGGACTGCGCCCATATCTGGAACGGATTGAGTCGTCCCTGGAAATTTGGCTTCTTCCCATTATTGAACGCGGAGTGACAGAAGTAGAATTCGACTTCACGGCACTGCTTCGGGGAGACACTGCCGCAAGGTATGAAGCCTATGCCAAGGCGACGCTGAACGGGTTGAAGACGATCAACGAGTGTCGCTTGGAGGAAGGCGATCCGCCCGTACCGGGGGGTGAGGTAGCACGGACGCAACAGCAGATGATCCCCTTGACCGCGTCCAACAGTTCGATCCCTGAGGGATGATACACTTTTCACTAGGAGTAAAGGCCATGAGTCTTCGCAAATTACCCGAGATCAAAGCTCTTCAAGCGCCGAAGGGTGCGCAGTGGGATATTCCCTCCTCGGCGCTGGAGCGCTGGCGTCCTCTTGCTGAAGACCGCGAGGCGACGCTCAGCATCTACGAGGGTATCGGCGAACAGTGGGACGGTTCCGGCATGACGGCGAAGCGGGTCGGCGGCATCCTTCGCGCCAATGCCGGGAAGGACATCACGGTTTCGATCAACTCGCCCGGAGGCGATTTCTTTGACGGGATCGCCATCTATAACTTGTTGCGAGAGCATGATGGTGCGGTGAATGTCCGCGTCATGGCGCTGGCAGCGTCCGCAGCATCCATCATCGCGATGGCAGGAGACACGATCCAGATCGCGAAGGCCGGGTTCCTGATGATTCACAATGCGTGGTCTTTCGTTATCGGGAACCGTCACGACCTCAAGGAAGCAATCGGCGTGCTGGAACCGTTCGACACGGCAATGGCCGAAGTGTATGCCGACCGTTCCGGGATGGACGTTCGCGCCATTGCCAAGATGATGGATGCAGACACATGGATCAATGGATCCGAAGCGCTGAAGCTGGGATTCGCGGATTCGTTATTGGACAAGGACACCGAGGAAGACCCGCAGGACAAGAGGAGCGCGTTGCTGCGGACGACCGACATCGCATTAGCAAAACAAGGCATCCCCCGTTCGCAGCGGCGGGAGATGCTGAACGAGTTGACTGGCACGCCGAGCGCTACCAGTCGCATCACGCCGAGCGCTGATTTGGAAGTGCTGCAATCCCTATCTCAACTTTTCAAGAAGGAGTAATACCATGCAACAGTCTCACAAGAATGTCCGCGGTATTTTCGCGGTTCGTGCGGATGCGTCTCCGGCAGAACTGGTCGCCCAGATCAAGGCCGGATTCGAAACGTTCAAGGCAGCGCAAGCCGACACCGACAAGCGCATCGAAGCCTATGCCAAGGCGCAAGCCGAGGGCGCCGCAACCGAAGCCAAGGCGGCTCTGCAAGCGGCCGAGGCGAGTGCCAAGCAAGTCCAGGCACTGGCCGATCGGCTGGTCGAGGCAGAGCAGAAGCTCATTGCCGGGGTGATGAAAGGCATTCAGGCGCCGCAGTCTTTGGGGGCGCTGGTCGTCGCGTCGGACGCATTCAAGCAGTTCCAGTCCGGCTCGACGAACAAGATGCGCATCGAAGCCAATACGATTACCGGTCAATCGGGTTCTCCGGTGGAGAACAACGATACGCTGACGCAAACGCAGCGTCTCCCCGGTATCGTTGGCGGAGCGTTCCGTGCGCTGCGGATCCGTGACGTTCTGCCTTCGGGGAATACCGCGAGCAACATCGTGGAGTTCACCCGGGAACTGGCCTTCACGAACAACGCGGCAGAAACGGCGGAAGGCGCGACCAAGCCGGAAACGTCCATCACCTTCGAGCTGGCGAATGCTCCGGTGCGCACCATTGCGCATTGGATCAAGCTGTCCCGTCAGGTGATGGACGATGCCCCGGCGGTTGCCAGCTATGTCGATACGCGTCTCCGTTATGGCGTGGAACGTCGTATCGATGCGCAACTGATCGCCGGCAACGGCGTCGGCCAGAACCTTTCGGGTCTGACCAATTCGGGCAACTTCACAGCCTTTACCCCGGTAACGGGAGACACGGCTCTGGACAGTCTGAACAAGGCCAAATATCTGATCGAAGCGTCCGACTACTCGGCGACCGCCATCGTCATGAATCCGGCGGACTGGGGTGCGATCGAACGCAACAAGACCAGCTACGGCGAATACGTGATCGGTGATCCGCGTTCGGCCATCGGTCCCGTTCTCTGGGGTCTGCCGGTGGTCGTGTCCAATTCCATGGTTTCGGGCAAACTGCTTGTCGGTGCCTTCGACATCGCCGCGCAGGTTTGGAACCGGGAAGGCGTTGCGGTCGAAATGACCGAAAGCAACGACACGGACTTCGTGAAGAACCTTGTCACTGTCCGTGCCGAAGCGCGTTTGGCGCTCGCTGTCTATCGCCCCGCGTCGGTCTACTACGGCAATCTCACCCTGTAACGGGGGGTTTCACTTACCATGGAGCGGGAGAGGGAAACCTCTCCCGTTTTTACGATGAAAGAATGTATCGCTTTAAAGGATTTCATCTCCCCCGTCTTCGGCAACGTGGATGAAGGGCGTCGTCTTCCATTGGAGGACAGAGCCGCTGCGCAATGGGAAGAAGCCGGTCTGGTGCGTATTGCTGTAGATGTCTCGGTCGCTCCTGTGATTCCGTCGGTGGGAAACGCCGAGACCCTTGCGTCTTCGTCTGCATCGCAAGCGGTCCCAGCCTCACCGAAGCAGACTGCGAGCGCGTCCGCCTCTGGCGCGAAGAAGATCAGCAGGATGAAGTCCGGCGCGTAATCGTAATCAATACGACGTTCAAGCTCGCTCCGTGGGCAGACTATCTTTATGCCTGTGACGCCGAATGGTGGAAGCGGTACCACCAGGAAGCCATGTCCGAATTTCGGGGAGAGCTCTGGACCCAGGACGAGCACGCGAGGGGGTATGGCCAGATGCACCATGTACATGGAGAGCGCAAGTCTGGTCTCTGTACAGAACCCGGAAAAATCTATTTCGGTGGGAACAGCGGGTATCAGGCCATGAATCTCGCGTTCCATTTTGGTGCATTCCGAATGATTCTCCTCGGCTATGACATGCAGCAGACAGGGGGGAAATCTCATTGGCATGGGGATCACCCACAAGGATTGAGCCGGAGTTCTCCTTTGGGGGAATGGGTCAAGCAGTTTCGTTCTCTGGCAACTGACTTGAAGGCACAAGGAGTCAAGGTATTGAACGCGTCTCGTCAGACTGCGTTGGACTGTTTCGACAGGTCGCCTCTGGAAGACGCGTTGAAGGTCACCGTCGTTGAAGGAATGCGTGGTCTCGGGGACAACATCTATCAACGCGCCTTTGTCAAAGCGATACCGGGGTCGGTCTATTTATCGACTCCGTGGCCGGAGCTCTACGCAGACCTGCCCAATGTTCGGTTCATGCTGGCCAGGACAACGCTCCGTACTCAAGCAGAGAATATCTCACACCAGTCGCCGAAGACATGGCAGCTTCGGCCGCGCAATGCCGCAGAAGTGCAAGTGCAGTACGGGACGAACAGTTTCAGGCGGGGGTCTTTGCTGGACGGAATGTCGCAATGTTTCGGTTTCCGTCCGCAGGAATTTGACTTGCCGTATTTCGGGGAGTGCCCGGTACAGACAGACAAGCCGATCGCTCTGGTGCGTCCGGTGACAGTGCGCAGCGAGTGGCGTGCGGACGCCCGTAACCCCCTGCCAGAGTACGTTTCGATGGCCGCAGAGCGGCTTCGCGCGGTCGGGTACCACGTGGTCAGCGTTGCGCATTTGCGCCCCCCAGAGGAGGTTCTGGTAGGTTCTGCGCCTCCTGCGGATACGACACTGCATGCGGGGGAATTGGATGTACGGCAGTTGATGGCGCTTGTGCAGCATGCGCAAGTTCTTGTCGGCGGGGTCGGTTGGATAGTCCCCGCCGCTCTAGCTGCAAAGAAGCCGTGTCTTGTTATCGCTGGCGGACTAGGGGCGCACAATGCTCCGGAGAAGGTACTTCCGTCCGAGGGGGCGGAGCATGTGACATTTCTCCTTCCGGACAGATATTGTCGTTGTGACCAGATGCGGCATTCTTGCCAGAAGACAATTAGCGACATTGAGAAAAAGGTGGATACGTGGATAACGTCTCTCTGAAAATGCAAGGTCTTTTATGGTGTGAAGCAGTTGGGATCGGGTACTATCCGGTCGACCCGAAAAGCACTCCGTACGACGAGGACTATTTCGCCAAGTATCAAGTCATGGAAGTGACTCCGCTGGGGGACGCTCTGGTAGCATCGCGTTTGGCATTGGTGCGGGGGCGGATGTCTCCCGCTGATGTGATCGACATCGGAATTGGAAGCGGTGCTTTTGTTCGTGCGGCAGACTGCGAAGGATACGACATCAATCCGTGTGCTGTTTCGTGGTTACGGGAGAACGCGAAGTGGCATGATCCGTATGACGGGGATAAGGTAAGAGCGGTTTGTTGTTGGGATTCTCTGGAGCACATTCAGATTCCATCTGTTTTGCTGAATCAGGTATCTGAGTACGTCTTCTTATCTATTCCGATTTTTCGGGACGCAGATCATGTTCTGCGGTCAAAGCATTTTCGGAAAGACGAACATTACTGGTACTTCACGGATTTGGGGTTGAAGCGGTTCATGAAGTACCATGGATTTGACTGTGTCGAGCAGAATGCGATGGAGACCGTTTTAGGTCGGGAAGACATAGGGTCTTACGTTTTCAGGAGAAAAGCATGAAGATCATTTCCCCGCCGTCTGAAGTGCTGACTGTTGCAGAGGTTGCGGATCATTTGCGTATCGGAGACAGTCCATATCCTGATGAGACCTTGCTTGAAGACCTTATCATTGCAGCGCGTCAGTGGGCGGAGGACTACCTCCGTCGTGCCATCGGAGAGCAAACGCTGGAAGACGCGTTCGCTTCTTTCGCGGCCATCAGGCTACGCCCTCCGGTCGCTTCCATCGACAGCATCTACTACAAAATCAGTGGCGTTTCTACGCTGCTCGCTGCGAGCACGTACGACCTCATGGACGACCCCGACAAGGGCGGAGTACGCCTTGCGTATGGGCAGTCGTGGCCGTCTGTCGACCCCGTCGAGGATGCCGTAGTCGTGCGTTACACGGCGGGATACGTGACAGGGAGCCCGAACACGCTACCCGGCCCGATCCGTTCTGCGATGCTGCTCGTTATCGGTGACCTGTACGAGAACCGAGAAGCTCAGATTCTCGGTACCATAGTCACGGAGAACAAAACCGTGGAGCGTTTGGTTTCGACGTACCGTCTGGAGATGGGGATATGAGATCCGGTAAGCTAGACCGTCGGATCACGCTGCAGACGCTGACCATTTCGCGAGACGGTTATGGCGCAACGATCGAAACATGGACAGACTTGGACACGGTCTGGGCGGAAGTAGTCCCGCTGAAGGGAACAGAGTATTTTGCAGCAGCGCAGATCGTGGTGGAGGAACAACTGAAGTTTCGTATCCGTTATCGCAGTGACCTTACCGAGAAGGTTCGGATTACTTATAACGGTCAGACATACGATGTTCAGAATATCACGGAGATCGGCCGTCGGCAAGGTCTGGAGCTATTGGGCAAGCGACCATGATAGAGGTTAAAGTAGAAGGCATGGAAGCTCTTAAAAGAGAATTCGCCAAGCTACCGCAAGAGCTACACGCAAAGGCGCTTAGACTGGCTGTCAATGCTGCGGCGGGAGTGGTGCGGAAACAGGCGATGACGACTGCCCCGGTGGATACGAGGGTATTGCGCAAAGCCATATACCAGACTCGCAGTCGCAGTGAGTCGAGTGCTTCCCAGGAAACCGCGATTGTCGGAATACGCTTCGGCAAGAAGTATCGGCGTCGCGGGATGGACGCATGGTATTGGAAGTTCATCGAGTTCGGAACGTCCAAGTTATCCGCGCGTCCTTTTCTGCGCCCCGCTTTTGAGAGCACAAAATCGAAGCAGGTCGATGCCATCGTGGCGCGACTGCGCAAATTCTTTTTGAGGTATCGCGGGTGAAAGAGAACGATATCTACACTGCCTTGGCTTCAGGGTCTCCCTTGCCGACATCGGCGGGGGTACGCGTCTATCCCGTACTGATGCCGCAGGGCGTGACGATGCCAGCGATTCGGTATCAGCGCGTTGGCGTGGTGCCGACATCGTCGCTGGATGGGGACAGCGGCAAGGATCTTGTTCGGTTTCAGATCGACTGTTTTGCAGGGACGTACGCAGCGGTGAAGGCTCTTGCCGTTGAAGTCCGTGCAGCGCTGACGGCGATCGGAGCGCTATTCGTCAGTGACATTGACGGGTATGAGGACGATACGAAACTGTATCGGGAGACGTTGGACTATTCTATCTGGACTGACTAGGAGGTACTGCAATGAGCGAAGCAATCGAAGCACAAGGATGTGAAATCAAGCGGGGTGGCGGCGGGTCTCCCGAGACCTTTACTACCATTCCGGAAATCAAGTCGTTTTCCGGCCCCGGCGGTTCGGCGTCCATTTTGGACGTTACGAGCCTTCAATCCACGGCGAAGGAGAAGCGCGTCGGCCTGAAGGACGAAGGGCAGCTTTCGCTGACGATCAACTACAACCCGGACAATACTGTCCATGCGGGTTTGCGTACCGACCGCTCGAACCGCACGCTGCGCAACTTCCAGATCGTCTTCACTGACGGGTCTCCTGCCACGACATGGAGCTTCTCCGCATATGTCTCCGGCTTCTCGGTACAAGGTGCGGTCGACGCAATCGTGGAAGCGACTGTGACGCTGGAAATCTCTGGCGATATCACCGAGTCATGAACACTCCTCTGACACGTGATGCCATTCTGGCCGTCCCTGACCTCCAGACGGAAGTCGTGGACGTGCTGGAATGGGGCGGCAGCGTTATCGTCGGCACCATGACCGGGGCAGTGCGCGACGCGTGGGAGCGGTCTCTCGTTGATGCGAAGGGCAAGGTGAATATGGAGAACATCCGTGCTCGTCTTGTCGCTTGTACCGTCCTTGACGAGAACGGGGTGCGCATGTTCTCCGATACAGACATTGCGGCGCTCGGCAACAAGTCTGCCGCCGCGCTGGATCGGTGCGCGAAAGTGGCGCAGCGCCTCAATGGTTTGACCGCAGACGATCTGGAGACGGCAAAGGGAAACTGAGAGCGCGCCCCGAGAGGCGGTTTTACTTTCGGCTGGCGCGCGAACTCAGGATGACAGTGGCTCAGCTACTCCACGGCATCAGCAGTACGGAGCTCACGGAATGGCAAGCGTTCTTCTTACTGGAAAGCGAACCGCCAAAGCAAACCGCTGCAGACCTCCGTGCGTCCTTCGGGCATCTGGTGAAGAGGAAAGCTAAATGAGTTCCCTCGGCAGTCTTGTCGTATCCATCACAGCGAACACTGCGCGGTTCGCTTCCGACATGGGCAAGGCCGCGCATATCGCGGCGCAGAACATGGAGAAGATGCGCAAGGATGCAGAGCAGGTCGGCAAGGCGATCGGAGCAATGTTCGCTGTCGGTGCATCCGCATCGGTCTATCTAGTCAAGCAATCGTTGGACTCCGCCGACGCAATGCTCAAGATGTCTCAGTCTGCCGGCATTGGGATAGAGAAGCTCACCGGCTTTGCGTATGCCGCACGTCTCTCGGGGTTAGAGGCGGACACTTTCGGAACGTCGGCAGTACGCTTGACCAAGGGCATCAGTGATGCTGCGATGGGCACCGGCGAAGCGCTTCGTGCATTCAGTGCTCTCGGGATGAACGTCAAAGACGCTTCAGGTAAGTTGAAGTCCGCAGATACGGTGATGACCGAGGTCGCCGCCAAGTTCTCCAAGATGGAGGATGGCGCGGAAAAGACTGCGCTCGCTATTGCGCTGTTCGGGAGAGCAGGAGCGCAGATGATTCCGTTCTTGAATCTCGGCGCGGATGGTCTTGCCAAGATGCACGCCGAAGCCAAAGCACTTGGTCTTGTTTTGGACAAGGATACAGGGGAAGCGGCAGAGCGCTTTAACGACAACCTGACGCGGCTCAATGCCGTGAAGGAAGGGTTCGCTAATCAGATCATGCGAGCCATGCTTCCGTCGCTTGAAGGTCTCAGTCGTTGGCTCTTTGAGTCCACAAAGAATTCGGACGGCCTCAGCAAAGCGGCAACCATCGTAGCGGGGTCACTGAAGACGCTGATGTCTGCGGGGGTTATAGTCGCAGGGGTGTTCAAGACCCTCGGCGAATCCCTCGGCGGCATCGCGGCAACATTGGTCGCGTTGTTCTCTGGCCGCTTCAAGGAAGCGTTCAACATCTACATGGACAGCACTGCGGATTTCGCCACGAACATACGCGGAACCGTCGGTGCGGTCACGGCTATCTGGGATGAAGCCGCGACACAGACCGCTGCGAACGCTCCCGCGAATGGAGACAAGCTGGCAGCACCAGTGATGCACGCGACAAAGAAAGTGAAGAAGGGGGTAGACGACCAGATCACGCAGATGCGCAAGCTCGGCGCGGCATACGCCAGTGTCTTTACCGCATCGTCAAAGCGGGTCAGCACTCTAGAGGAGCAGATTGCCAAAGGGCGAGAACTTACTCAGTCCGAGCAAACGTTGCTTGAGATCGAGAAGCAGTTCCCGGCTGAGTGGATTGCATCTCTTCGTCTGTTGCTCGAACGTGCCGATGCGCTGGAAAAGCAACGGGCGACACAGCAACGGATAAACGAACTGATCGCAGCGACTCCGACCGCGCAGCTCGAAAAGCAGCGGGAGGAGATGATCATGTTGGCGGAGGTCTATGAGAAAACCGGCATGAGCGCTGAGAAGTATTACGAGATTGTAACGGAGGCGCTTCCGAAGCTCAAGAAACCGCTTGACGAAATGACGGAATTCGCCAAACAAGCCGCACGCAACATGCAGGATGCGATGGGGGATTTCTTCTTCGACGCCATGGAGGGCAAGCTCAGTGATCTTGCCGGGAACTTCACGAAGACGATCAACCGTATGGTGGCGAATCTGCTCGCCAGTCAGCTCATGAACTACCTTACGGGTGACTTCGGCAGTACGGGTCAAATGGGTGGAGCGATCGGAAGCATTTTCGGCAGCTTGTTCGGTGGGTCTCGCGCTATCGGCGGCCCTGTCAGTGCGGGATCTGCGTATCGTGTCGGCGAGTTCGGGGAGGAGGTCTTTATTCCGCAGACCAGCGGAACGGTTGTTCCCACAGACCGTGCGTCATCGCGCAGCGTGATCATCACAAATAACTTCACGATCAGTCAGCCGACAGACCGGCGGACGCAGGAACAGATCGCATCACTGGCAGGGGCGTCTATCCAGACGGCAATGTCAAGGGGGTCGTAATGCCATTCATAGAAACGCGGTTCCCGGTAGATATCAGCTACGGCGTGGTCGGTGGCCCCGGTTTCAAGACAGATGTCGTCGTGGTCAATTCCGGGTTCGAGCAGCGGAACGCAGTGTGGGAAGACTCCCGTTGTATGTGGGATGCAGCGCATGGGCTAAAGACACAAGATCAGCTCGACACGTTGATCGCCTTCTTCCGCGTGATGAAAGGCCGCGCCAATGGATTTCGCTTCAAAGACTGGACAGACTTCTCGGTCGGCTCGGGGGAGGGGATCTTCCGTCCTCTTTCGGGTACTACGTTTCAGATGGTGAGACGCTATACCACGGCAGGGAACAACCAAGATCGTGATATTTCCAAGCCGGTCAGCGGTACTATCGTCGTGACGGGGGGCACCGGTGTTTCAGTCAATTACACTACGGGTGTCGTCACTGTTACCAGCGGCACGCCGACCGCTTGGACAGGGGAATTTGATGTTCCCGCACGTTTTGACACAGACCAGATGAAGGTGAGTATCGAAGACTATAACGCTTATACGTGGGGGCAGATTCCCGTTTTGGAGATTCGGGTATGAGGACGGTCAGCGCAAACCTGAAAGCACATCTACAGGGGGAGCATCTCACCATCTGTACGTTCTGGAAGATTACCCGTACAGATTCGCAAGTATTCGGCTTCACCGATAACTCGCGGGATGTGACGTACGACAGCGTTCTCTACGAGGCCGCAACAGGGCACGCCCCGAGCAGCATCAAGACCACATCTGATCTCGGCGTCGACAATCTGGAAGTTGAGTCTATCCTGGATTCCAGTACGATCACAGAAGCAGATCTTCAGGCTGGACTATGGGATTACGCTACCGTGGAAATCATGGTGGTTAATTACAAATCCCTCGCTGACGGCCATATGATGCTGCGCAAAGGGTGGGTCGGCAACGTCAAAACGGGACGGTCTAATTTCGTTGCCGAGCTTCGCGGCATGATGCAACCGTTACAGCAAACCATCGGCAGGGTATATACCCCGGCATGCGATGCGGCTCTCGGAGATGCTCGCTGCGGGGTCAACATCGGCAGCTATACCGTAACGGGCAGCGTAACTACGCCGACCAGCGGTCGCGTCTTTACGGACTCCGCACGTACCGAGGCGAACGACTACTTTGCCGGGGGACTGATTACTTGGACGTCTGGGGATAATGACACGTACCAGATGGAGGTCAAAAGCTCTACATCTGTCGGGGTGATCACGTTGCAACAGGCGATGCCGAGCGGCACCACGATCGGTGACACGTACAGCTTGTCAGCGGGGTGCAACAAGCTACTGACAACCTGCCGAGACAAGTTCAACAATGTCGTCAACTTCCGGGGATTCCCTCATGTTCCCGGCTCAGACAAAGTGATTGCAGGAAGATGAAAGACTACGTCATCGTCGCACGTGGATATCTCGGCACTCCTTTCCGTCATCAGGCGCGACTGCCCGGTATTGGTTTGGACTGTGCCGGATTGATCGTCTGCGCATTGCAGGAAATTGATTACCCTGTCGAGGACGTCCGTGCGTACGGCCGCATTCCCGCCAATGGGCTTTTTGTCAGGATGGTCGAGCGGCACTGTGACCATATCGCCATTGCTGATTTGCGGCACGGCGACTTAATGATGTTCGCCTTCCGCGGCGAGCCGCAGCACTTGGCGATCTATACCGCCGAGGGCACGATCATCCACGCATATCAAGAAGTCCGGAAGGTCGTCGAACATGACTTTGACGGCATCTGGCGCGAACGCTTGCGCGGTTGTTTCCGTCTCAGGGAGATCGGGTAAATGGCTTCCCTCGTTCTTGGTGCGGTCGGCGCGGCTGTCGGTGCGGGGATCGGTGGTACCTTCCTTGGCATGTCCGCGGTCTCGCTTGGATGGAGCATCGGCTCCACCCTTGGCAGCATGCTCTTCAGCAACAAGGCAAAAGGCCAGGACATCTTGCAGGAAGGGTCGCGCCTCGGCGACCTCAAGGTGCAGACCTCCACTTATGGCAATCCCCTTCCAATTTTCTACGGCAGCATGCGCGCGGCTGGAAACGTTATTTGGTCGACCGACATCGTCGAGACCCGGCATACCAGCACGCAATCCTCCGGCGGCGGCGGCAAGGGTGGCGGCGGTGGGGGCGGCGGCAGTACAGTTACGACGATCACCTACACCTATTCACAATCCTTCGCGGTGGCGATCGGCGAAGGCCCGATCACAGGCATCCGCAAAATCTGGGCGAACGGGAAGCTGATCTACAACCTGTCGGATTCCGCATCGCTTGCCACCATCGCCGCGAGCACGGCGGCAGTCAGCGGCATCCGCGTCTATACCGGCTCGGAATCGCAGACCGCCGACAGCCTGATCCAGGCCAACGTCGGCGCGGCGAATGCCCCGGCCTATCGCGGCACGGCCTACGTCGTGTTCAGCAGCCTGCAACTCGCCGACTACGGCAACCGGATGCCGAACGTCGAGTTCGAGGTCGTGGTGGCTGGGAATGTAGCGGAATTGGCAACGTCCGATTTGACGCTTCCGTCTTCCAGTGATTGGGTGGCGTCGGCGTTTGGGAATGGGATGTTTCTTGTATTGAACAAGGGCCTTGCCGGTTTTCCGACGCCGGTTATCTCTCTGCGTTCTTATGACGCAGGTGCTAACTGGTCGTCATCACTGACGAACATGTCTTATTCTGTCTATCACTGCATTTTCGTATCGGGATTATTTTACGCAGGTACATCGACGGGGGTCTGGCGTAGTGCGGACGGGATCACATGGGCACAAGTCAAGTCCGGGATTACAGCAACAGCGCTAGCCTATGGTGATGGAATCATTTATGCGACCGCAAACGGATCAAGCGTTGTTTGGGCTTCCGGCGATGGATTGAACTGGGTTGCTTTCTCAATCAGCGGCACCAACGCTTCATGGTTTGGCGTTGCCGCTGGGAATGGGATCGTTGTCGTAACTGCCAATGGCTCTAGCGCGGTTGCGCGCATTGCCTCTAACTGGCAGCCAATCACCATCGCATCATTGACAGGATACTTGCGGGTAGCTTACGGCAACGGCTTGTTTGTCGCAGCCGGTGGGAACGGCATGGCATATTCGACGGATGGAATTAATTGGACTGCCGGCGCTTCAGTCCCTGCTTCCGATCCGCAAAATGCTGTTTTTGGTGGAGGCAGCTTTGCCATCGTTGCCGGGGACAAAGTGTACGTCACGTCTGACGGCATTACGGTTGTCTCGCATATAGAGACTGGACGGGTGTTTACTGGCCTATCCTATGGTGGCGGCATTTTCATTTCTCCAGCAGACAGTAGCACTTACGCTATAGGGTTCCTCCCCGCCCCCGTCATCAGCAGCGTCGCTGCGCCGCAATGCTCCACCATCGTTTCGGATATTTGCGAACGCACAGGGCTGACTACCAGTCAGATCAATGTCGCCGCATTGACTGACGAGGTGCATGGCTACGTCGTGCAGCGCTCGTCCGCGCGCTCGCAGATCGAGCAGTTGATGCGCGCCTTCTATTTTGATGCTGTCGAATCCAGTGGCAAGGTGAAGTTTGTCAAGCGTGGATCATCCTCGGCGCTCACAATTCCAGAAGACGATCTTGCGGCGCACGAGTACGGCTCCTCCCTGCCTGACACGGCGGTGATAGACCGCAAGCAAGAGATGGAACTCCCGCTGGAAACAGACATCCAATACCTTGACACTGGTGCGGCTTACCAAGTCGGTGCGCAGTACTCGCAGCGCCTCACCACTGAGAGCGAAAACAAGATCTCGTTGAACTTCGCCATTGCCATGAGCGCGATCAAGGCGAAGGAGATCGCTGACGTATTGATGTACGACGCATGGACAGGGCGGACACAGTTCAGTTTTCAGACAGGGTGGAAATATTCCTACCTCGAACCGACCGATGTGTTCAGCATCGTTAAGGATGGACGCACATACGTCATTCGCCTCCAAGATGAAAACGTCAGCGTCATCAGCGCACGTCGCGCCGTGCTGGAAGACCCTTCTGTCTATACACAGTCAGGTGCAGCGGCGGAGATCATCGCGCCCGACGAGGATGTTGCGCTGACGCCGCTGACCAAGCTGATGTTGATGGACATCCCGCTCTTGCGCGATCAGGACGATGGCGTCGGCTTCTATGCCGCTGCATGCGGCTATGGTGCGGGGTGGTACGGAGCGCAAGCATACAAGTCCTCTGACGCTGGAGCAACGTGGGGCAGCTTTGGTCAGGGTTTCTTGAACGACGTAACGATGGGTTCAGCGACGAACGCCCTTGGCGATTTCACACGAAACGAGTTTGACGAAAAGAACAGTGTCACCGTTGTTCTCGTCAATGGCGAGCTCTCCAGCGATACCGAACTGAACGTGCTCAATGGGGCGAACGCCGCGTTGCTCGGCAGTGAGATCATCCAGTTCAAAACGGCGACACTTATCGCGGCTGACACATACACCCTCACAGGTCTTCTCCGGGGTCGTAGGGGCACGGAATGGGCAACGGCAACCCATGCGGCGGGGGATCGCTTTGTGCTGCTCGACGCCCTCTCTACGTATATTCTGGAAGGGTCTAGCACGGAATACGACCTAGAGCGGCATTACCGGGGGGCGTCATTCGGCGGCTTCCTCGACGAGGCAGAGACTGTTGCTTTTACCAATACCGCCGTTGCGCAGATGCCTTTTTCTCCTGTCTTGCTTGGCGGTGGGCGCAACGCGGCGGGAGATATCATCCTTAATTGGACGCGACGGACTCGCATCAGCGGGGGGTGGAACAGCTACGCGGACGTCCCGCTTGGCGAGGCAAGTGAGATCTACACGGTAGAGATCTACAGCAATTCGGGATACGGAACCGTTTTGCGCACGATCACGGGTCTCACGTCTCCGACCACGGCCTACACTGCCGCGCAGCAGACAACTGACTTCGGCTCGCCACAATCGACTATATACTGGAAGGCATATCAAGTATCGTCAGTGGTGGGGACTGGATATGAAGCGAGAGGAGTAACCTAATGGCGGATAGTACGACCAATCTGGACACGATCAGTAGCAGTCAGGCGCAGAAGGAGGTCACCGCCAACGCGATGTTTGACGCGGCGTCTCCCGCCATGCTCTACGGTCGTCGCGCCAGTACCACCAGCGCGCTGACGTGGGGGTACTACGGCGGCAGAGTCCTCATCTCCAACGTTCCTACGGCCATCGTCAACGGCACGGTCGCCCTGACTGCCAGTCAGACAAACTACG